AAAGCCATATCTTATCAACGTGGCAATAACTAATAAATATTTTCACAGGTTTCTTTGTGGTATTATTAATTTCTATGAGGCGAGGTTTGATTAACGGAGTTATATGTTGTGTAAGAATATCTCTATCCGATTGTAGATGATAATCGTGGGGATATACATTTTTTAGTTCTGGCAAGTTTTGCAGTATGGAATTGACTGATTTGTTTGATAAAAGTTTATTGCCTCCAATCCAAAGAAACTGTAAGGAAGTTAGTCTCTCAATCCAATTTACATTAGAGATATAATTATTTGTTAAATTAAGCTTTGTAAGGCTATTAGGTAATAATTCTAAATTCGCATCTGTGATTTTATTGTTTGGTGCAATGAAAATTTTTAATTTTGATAAATTTGCTATTTGCTTGGGTAAGGTTTTGATTGCATTATTAGAAATGATAAGAGTTCGTAAATTCGGTAGTTTGAAAATAGCAGCATGAAGTTGTGTTAATTTATTATATGATAAATCTAAAGTTCTTAAATTTTTTAAAGCTGTAATTTTGGAGCTGATCTTCGTAATTTTATTGTTGGATAAATTTAATTTCCGAAGATTGCCATGTAAAAACACATTTTCCGGAATTTCATGCAAATTCGAGTTGGCTAATTTTATTGATGTGATTTTTTTTGTCATATTAATGTTTTTTTGTTATTTTTGTCATTGCTCGGACTATGGTGGGTAGCGAGGATAAATAATGATATGTGAGATTTTTCTGAAAACTTATAAATAAAAAGGGTTCTAAAAATCTTCATTTCAGCTTAGGCATCCACACAGAATTACATTAATGTAAGTATTTTTAAAGGAGAGAGTTCTTGACATATGTAATCAAGAACTCTCATTTTTTTGCAAAGTACTAATTGTCGCATTAGAATGGCAGGTGTTATAGGATATTTCAATTAAATTTTTCTTATAAAAGTAAGAAATATTTGTATTTTACACCAAAAATAAATAATTAATTATTTTCCTATTAGCAACATCCACTTTTTTCTGATTGCGATTGATATAGATATTTGTCACCCGGTTACCGGATGAATGCCCCAAAGCGAGGGAAATCGTTTCATCAGGTACATCAAGTTCTGCGGCCATCGTCGCCCAAGTATGACGCGCCCAGTAGGTAGAGAGCTTTGGAAACAGTAGAGTGCGGTTCTTCTTGCCCCCGCGCCCCTTGCGCTCCACAGTACCGATGTTGTGTAGATTGTTATTCATACGATGTACGAAATCTTTGTAGTTCTTGTACGTGTCGAGAACATCGAGCAGATTTTTTGTCCCTCTATATTTATTGATGATAGCCAACGCTTCGGGTTCTACCTTGACAGAAAGCAGCCGTCCTGTCTTCGATCTCCGGTACTCTATCCGGCCATTATGGATACCGGTCAGGTTGAACAGGTCGATAGTGTTTATCCCGACCAAGTAGAAGATCAATAAAAATAGATCCCGATACTTTTCTTGATGCGGCTCACAAGGGTAATCCCGCAGCGTACGGAGTTCTTCGACCGTAAGCGACCTCTTGGCCGTTTCCTCATGCTTGATCTTAAATCGGCGAAAAGGATAGAGTGTAGTCAATTCTTCGTCGATCGCCGCATTTACTACGGCCCGAATATTTCGGAAATGAATTGCTATACCATTGGTCTTGAGTTGGCGAACCCCCTCGATGGCTTTTCCTTTGCTGTCGAGATGTTGGGTTTTCAGGTAGCGTTCAAACCGATTGAGCCAATCGAGTGTGATATCCTCAAAATTCCAATCATCGGTTCGACCTGATGCTTCGGCAAATCGGTTGATCTTGGATAAAGTATGACGATATGTATTC